CAACAAACACAACTTTCGCTGATATGTCTGATGAAGATAGACAGAAAGCAAGAAGAAACCCTAAACTTTGGAAACAGATAGTAGAGGGATATAGTAACTAATTAAGGAGATTAATTATGGCTGATGGAAATGTAACTCCAACAACAGCAGCTAATTTTATTCCTGAATTGTGGAGAGATGCTATTTTAGATTATGCTGAAAGAAAGTTTGATCTTAAAAATAGAGTATTAGATTTCTCCTCACTCATGAGTGAAGGTGGCGACATTCTTCATATACCTAAGGTAACTGAAGAAACTGCAGCAGCAAAATCTGCTGGAACTGCAGTAACATATACTAACAATACTGATGGTAAAGTTGACTTAACAGTTGACCAACATCACTACGAAGCAAAGAGAATTGACGACATCGTAAGAGTCCAAGAATCTGCTGACTTATTCAATGCTCAATGGGCGACTACATAGGCGACTATGTTTTTTATGAATGAGGAATTAAGCTGGAACCCTAAACCGAAAGGCATGGGAATCAGAACCGAAGGACAATCAAAGATTGTTCAGGGGCAGAGCATAGAAGTTGAAAAGATATAATACTTCCAAGAGTCCTCATCATCTCTTGTAGATGAAAAGATATGCCGAACTTTATTGAAAAATAAAGAAGTAAGAGATAAAAAACTTTTACGATAACAATTTGTATGCACAGTCAATGGGTTATGCTCTAGCAAAGAAAGTAGAAAACTACATTGCTGTAGATATTCTACAAGCAGCAACTGGAAATGATGTAACTCTTGCTTCTGATAATACTGCAACTACTGCTTTAGTAAGAAGTGGTTTGCAAAAACTATTAGATGCAGGATTTGATTACACAGATGGCGAAACTTGCTTATATGCTTCACCAGCATTCTATATGTCATTACTTTCTTTAGGCGACTTCACAGAAGCCCAAAAGAGAGGCGATGGTATAGGTCCTAATGTTACAGGAAGAGTTATCCAAGCTTATGGCATGGATATTATCGCTTCTACTGATTGGGATGATGATGGTGGAACAGGTGATGAAAGTGCAACTATTTTCAATAGAAATGGTGTGTACTTTGCTCAACAAGTAGCCCCAAGAGTACAAAGTGCTTACGATATTGACCACCTAGCAACTTCAGTAGTTGCAGATGTTCTTTTCGGTGCAGTACTTTCTCATGGTGCTTCTAGTACTTCACTACCAGTAGTTAATTTCGTAAATCCATAATTGGAGTAACGAAAATAGACTAAATATGGGGGTAATTTATTTTACCCCTATATTACCATTAAAAAAGAATTTGAAGGGGATATAGATGCCATTATACGAATATAAATGCGAGTGTGGAAAGGTTTTTGACTACATACAAAGCATTAACGATGAAAAATTAAAGAAATGCCCAACCGAATTTAATTGCGACCCCAACCACAAAGTAGAAAGACTAATTGGCAAACCCCTTATTCTTTCTGATGATGTTGGTAGAGGATTTAAAAGAATGACCGACAAAAAATTATATAAGGAATTAGACATTGAGTAGTAATACCAATATAGGAAATACACCTGTAAATCAGGGATATGTTCAATTAATCCACATGGGAGAAACTGGTGGGATTGATGGGACACTTCGTGCTTTATATGATGGAGATGGTACTGCTTCTGACTTATTGATTGCTAGTGATAAAGTAAAGATTTCCACTACTCTTTATATTGGTAGTGACACTTTAGCAGAATATATCCAGGACACAGTAGGTGCTATGTTGGTTACCAATGCAAGTCATACTAATTTATCTGCTGCTTATGACGATGCAGGTGATGGTGCTATTGACTTAACAGCATCGGGAGATGTAACATTAAGCAACACAGTAACCTTAACAAACAAAACTTTAACAAGTCCAACTTTTACAGGCACAGCGAATGGTGCTAATTTAACTCTTACTGGCGATTTAACAGTTAGTGGAGATACAATATTTACTAATTCCAATACAGTATTGATTGGTGATGCAATCCTTACTTTAAATGCAGATGAAACAGGAAGTCCAACAGCAAATGCAGGGTTTGAAGTAGAACGAGGAACTTCTACTAATAAAACTTTTATATGGAATGAAACAGATGACAAATGGACTATTGGAAGCGAAACCTTTGTAGCAAGTACAGTAGAAGCAAACCTCACAGGAAATGTAACAGGTAATGTAACTGGTAATGCAGATACTTCAACAAAAATATCATCAATTACAAATAGCAATATTGTTCAACTAACAGATACACAAACTCTTACCAACAAAACTTTAGCAAGTCCTACTTTTACTGGGGATATAGATTTTAGTGATGCTTCTACACCTTCATTAACAATTACAGACACCACAAATAGTGTTACAGGTGTTTTTTCATCAGCAGATAGTCAATCTAATATAGGAACAACGAGTTCTCATAATTTTGGTATTCAAGCACATAATGCAAGAAAAATGATTTTTCAATCAAGTGCAGCTATTGTAAATGATATAAGTGCAGATTATGATTTTAGAATTAAAGATAGTAGTGGAACAAGTATATTTTCTACAGATGCAGCTAATTCAAGAATAGGATTAGGAACTGATTTTCCAAGTTATACTTTAGATGTTCGTGGAACTGGTAGATTTACTGGTACATTAACATTAGATGGAGATGCAGATATTGATGGAACATTAGAAACAGATGCCTTAACTATCGGTGGACATTCATTTGATGATATTGATATTGGTTCTGAATTTACTGATGCTGATGACCACATTATGTCTGCTGGTGCTATTAAAGAAAAGATTGAAAATTATGGTTATACAACCAATGTTGGAGATATGACTGGGGTTGATCTAACTGGTGGAACTGGAATATCTATTGGATCAGAAACCAACACAACAAGTGGTGCTTATTCTTCTACAATTAGTTTATCTCATTTAGGATTAGAAGATTTAGCAGACCCTGACGATGATAGAATATTATTTTGGGATGATTCAGTCGGTTCAGGAAAGTTACAATGGTTAGATATTGGAAGTAATATATCTATTAGTGGTACTTCTATAAGTGCTACCAATACTACTTATGTAAGTAGTGATTTTACCCATGATGATTTAATAGGTTTTGTAGCAAACGAACATATAGACTGGACTTCAGCAAGTGCAGGAACAATCCATGCAAGTAATTATACAGATACAAATACAAATCAATTAACAACTTTTGATGTAACTGGAGATAGTGGAACAGACCAAACAATAGCACATGGAAATACTTTAGATATCGCAGGTGGTACTGGTATTGCAACAGTAGTAGGGGCAACAGATACACTAACAATCAATACAGATATTGCTTCAACAAGTTTAAATGTATCAGGCACAGGACAATTAGCAATCAATCTAAATAAGTCTGCTTTATCAACTGCAACTTTAAGTGCTTCAGACTTTATGATTTTATTTGATGAAAATGATAGTGAAAATCCTAAACGATTTGTAGCACAAGACATCTTTGATAGCTTAGGTGGAATCACTATAGATGGCACAACTGCTAATGGTGTATTGACTTATGGTGGAACAAATAATATAGATACAGAAGCCAATCTTACTTTTGATGGAAGCACTTTAGCATTAACTGGAGATTTAACTATTACTGGTGGTAGTCTAACATTACCAGTTGCTGAAAAACTATTCTTTGGTGGTGGCACACATACTTATATCGGAGAAGATATTGATGATAGATTAAGATTCTTTACTGGTGGTTCTGAGTTTATGAGATTTACTGAAGATGCAGGTGGTAATACATTAAACTTATATCAACCAACAAATCTACAAACACAAACATTATATAACATTGGAGATGTAAAAATAAATGCCACTAATAAACTTTATTTAGATGGTGGTGGAGATACTTATATAACTGAAGAAAGTGATAATGTTATGACATTTCGCACTCATGGTTCTGATAGAATGAAAATTGGTCCTTATGGAACAGGAGTTCAGATTTCTGAAAACTTTGGTGGAACAG